CTGCTCCTCAGCGTCCTGAAATGCCTGTTCCTCCTCAGCCCCAGGCTCAAGGGAATCCCGCTGATTTCTGGAATAGCTTCGGCTCTCTTGCCGACCGGGATCCATCCAACGCTTGGCGCTACCTGAACGCTGCTCAGTCTAATCCTGAAGTGTTCCGCCAGAAACTCCTGGTGATGGAGTGATCCCGTAAGTAATACTTACAAGATGTAAAATAAGGGGTAGCAAAAGCTGCCCCTTTTTAATTACTGAAGTTATGGCATCCAAAAAAGCCAGCGTAGGGGATCGAGCGAAGCAATTCCTGGCTAGTATCGGTACAGCAGGTGGACCAGTCGGTGCTCCTGGTTTGGTTGCATTTGGCGGTCAGGATTTGATGCAACAGATCCAAGCCGGTAATGTTGATGAATATGCTCCGATCCGTGCTGCCGCTGCAGCTCCTGCAGTTGGTAACCCTAATGTTCCGCAGCCGCCGATGCCGCGTGATTTGGATGCAGCTTATTTGAAGTTAAATCTGCCGGGTTCCCCCCTCCCGCGTAATGGTCTGCTTACGCCGCGATTTTTAGATTCCGCAGAATATACGCAAGACGCAATCATCGCTAACGAACAGCGGATGATGTCGCAGTTTATGCCCATGACAGGTCAACTGCCGATGGGAATTCAACCACCTATGCCCCAAAAGAAAGGTAGCCGCTGATGGACAAGAATAAAGCTAAAAAAGCAGTAAAGAAATCTGAATCGCGTAAACAACAGGCGACCGTTGCAGAAGCCATGCAAATGGCTCAGGTGCAGGGCATGGATCCTGAGATTCAAACTCCCACCCCTGACATGCAGCCTCCCACTGTGAATCCGTACCACGCGATGGGAGCCATGGCGCCAACCATGTATTCGGCAGGGAACATGCTGAACGGATACAACGCGCCAAACTTCGTGAACCCCGAGGCGTGACGCTTGGGTGGTAGAGTCTGAGGGTTCCTGAAACGCTCCGTAAAATGGCTCCAGTTGATCCCCTTGCAGCGGATAGCCGTTTGGAAGGCATGGTTTACGTTGATTCTGTTCCCGTCAAGTATTTCTGTGCTGTTGACAACGAAAAGGTAAAAACCTTTTCAGATCTTGTAAAGCATTTTGAAGGGATTATCGCAGAGATTAAAAAGCTTGAAGCGGATGGTTGGCACTATGATTCCGAGCAATCTTTTGATTGGCTGTTTTTTGAGCACACTGATCGCTCAGTGGCTTTGGATCACCTCGGAGAAGAGTACGTTAAGAACCTAGAAGAAGCACATCTGGAGACCTTGGCGGACGAAGGAGTTATTAATCCGGATTGATAAAGCCTTGCTATAATTTTTTTAATGGGACGGAAGTTCCAGGCCGGTAATGGCAGAACCTTGAAAACTGAATAAATTTTCCAGTTCTTGGTCCATTACTACCATGGATCTTCTAGATCCTGGTATCAGCTAAACCTTATGCTGTAATACCAACATGTTTATTGATAACGACTTTCCCAAGTTGCTAGGTGCAGAGCTGTATCGGCCTTAATTGAGTTACTTTATCCCTCTAACAGGTGACTCACGTGTGGGGCGCCCATGGTGAAAGCCATGGGGCAATACCCGTCAAATTCGGTGAACCCCTTGAGGTGGGGAATACCGAGCCAAGCCTTTTGAAGGAAGGTGTAGAGCCTGGACGGCGGGCTCCGTAGCATTGTATAATGCCGGAGAAGGGACAGGGATTAAGTGGATCATCAACGCTCTCGCGACGCACTGCGTTCTTTTCTTATTGGGACTCTTCTAGGGGATTGCCACGCTTCATCTGTTTATCAGTGGCAGTGGTCAAATACTTCTCTGGATTGGGTTGAATGGAAAGCCGCTTACATCCGCAAGAGAATGGGGTTTTCATGTAACGTACACCGGACAGAAGATAATTCATGTAAGTCCGGGTATATGTACGGGTTTACCGCTGCGTCTAATAAGGGTCGTCTACGTGTTTACCGAAATTGGTTTTATGACAAAACCAATGTAAAACGGATCACAAAAAAAATACAACACCTTGACCATCCTCTGGGGTTAACTGCATTGATTTTAGATCAAGGCTCATGCCGAGGTGGGTTAGACAAAAATCATAAAACGGGAAACTTCTATTATAGAAAACCTACAGTGCGTATACATCTGAACAAGCACTCACTTGATGAGCTTGTCTTGTTTCAAGACGCGCTTAAGCAGAATTTCGATTTGCGTACATCGATACAAATCAAAAATAAAGTTACCGGTTACCCGGATTTGTATTTTGGTACAAAAGCTACTCAGGATTTGTGGGTATTAATTAAACCCACGGTTCCTGATATCCCTTTTGCGAACAAGAAATTCCATCCACTTATCAGCCAGACTACAAACGCTAAGTTCGTTAAGCGCTCTAGAGGCGTTAACATTGTTTAGCGGCAGCGAAAGCTGTAGTAGTATTGCACCCAGCTTACATCGTCGAGATGGCTGCAGAGCCTGTAGTCGTCCACGATTTTACTAAGCAACCGGGTCAGACTGTTCAGTTAGATCGTTATCGTTTCTGGGGTAAATTGATTGCCCCCTTGATTTATTTAATCAAGGAAAACCGCGTGAATTGCTGGAACCCCGCCGCTATTTAATGGGGAATCAGCAGCCAAGCTATTTAGGAATAAATAGAAGGTTCAACGACTAGGTAAAGTAATCCAGACCGGATAAAATACCCACGAGCGCGTGGCAGCTAATAAAGCTGATGATATAGTCTGAACTCACGGGATGGAAAACCGTGAGAGCCAGAGGATAAAAAGCCTTTGGGATAACAAATTGAATCCTGGTACGAAAACTCAACGTGAACGGACCCAAGATCAGACAATCGGTACTGCTAACAGCCGGTCGATTGTTAAGGACAAAGTATTAGTGTCGCTCCGGGAATATACCGGTCCCGCTGATCCTAACAACGCAAATCTTCCGAGCACCTTTAAAATTGCTCGCGAGACTCTGATGACGGCCCAGCGTCTTCTTTTAGACACTGGCAACCTCAATATGTTCCATCAAAGCATCGGTTCTCTGACCCTGCTTGATGACTATAGGCGCTGGCGTGATCGAGTTTTTCTCGACGAATTTGCCAAATCTGAAGCACGTGGTGCCGCTTCGGATACCCAGGGTGGTTACTACTACCCCAACGGCAAAGTTAAGACTGGTTCCACCACTCTGACTGCCTACACCGCTACTGAATACGCCTCTGAGCGTTATAAGTTCAACGTCAAGACTGACCTCCTTGAAGTTGTTAAACAACTCCGCAAACGCAACGTCCCCGTCTTCGCTGACGGCTACTACCGTTGTATTGCTGATCCCTCCTTCATGAAGGATCTGCGTGCCGATCAAGGTTTCCGCGAAGTTGCTCGCTATCCTGGCATGGGGCAGCCGAATCCTCTGATGGGTTCTATGGCGCCTAACGCTGCCATCTACGGTGGCGGTCAGTATGGTCAGGCTCAATTTATTGCAGGGGAACCTGTGATGCCGTCCGGCTTCGTTTTTGAAGGGGTAAAAGAAACTTGCCCCGTTGCTGCGTAATCAGTAACAAGAACAGGGTGAATTGCTGGAAAGCTCATTCGGAGCCAATAACACCACAACGTAATCGGTAATGGTAAGCGTGACGGTTTAAAAAGTTATTGGTGAGCTAATCAGCAGCCAAGCTGCCCAGGGATGGGTAGAAGGTTCAACGACTAGATTCCGAGTCCAGAACGGACAGTAACGAATCCACGAGTGCCCTGGTTCCTACCTTGTCTTTCTAAAGGCAAAAGGAACAAGATATAGTCTGGCCCGCCGGGCCGAATTTGTCAACCGGCGGATCCATGGGATAAAGAGCCCATGGGATAACATGACGACGTTTCTTCGAGTCCACTAACTTCGCCACTAAGTCCATCTCTGTTGATATTGGTGATGGCGCTGGCTCTCCCTCCTCCCATGATACTCCTCCTGCTCTGTTCTTCGGCCCTCAGGCCGTTGGCGTGGGCATCGGCGGTCCGAACGCTCAAGTTCTGATCAACAACAACGACGATTTCAGTCGCTTCATCATTCTGATTTGGCAACTGTACGCCGGTTTCGCGAACCTGAATAAGGATTTCGTGACTGCCGCCTTCACCATCGTTTGAGGATAGGAGGTAACTAACAATGGCTACTTACAAAGAAGAAGCCGGTGCAATTCTGCAACCCGGTAATCAAATCAACCGTCTCTCCTCGTATAACACCGAAGGTGTGTACGGTTGGCCTGGTGTTGAAGCTTATGAGCTGATCGGCTATGTGAAGATCAGCAACCTGGCTGCCGATAAGGCTTCCTACAAGAGCTTCGATATCACCATCCCTTCGCCTGATCGTCGCCCTGATGATCGCGTGCGCGATAATCGCACCTCCCTCGTGGTGCAGGCCAGCGCTGCTCGTCCCGCCTATATCTACGGCGCTTCGATCGCTATCGCCCAGGATCTTCCTGCTGGCGGCCTCGCTGGCTTCCCTGCCTCCCCTGTAACCGCTAACATCGGCGGTACTTCCACCGAAGGTCTGCTCCTCGGTCCTAATAACGCTGGCGCTCCTTTCGGTGTGCCTTCGACTCAAGCCAACGGTCTTGCCTGTGCTAGCGCCATCGTGAGTGCTACCAGCAGCCTGTTTGCTCAGGGCCTGAGTGACACCACTGTTGGCGATCTGCCCTTCACCACTAGCGTGACGACTGGTGGCATCGTGGCGGCAGACTTTGCTAACTCGATGTTCTATCGAGTTACTGCTGACACCACCTTCAAGGTGTTCAACGTCAACGGCGTGACTTCCACTACCGTTGATGGCGATGGCGTGTTCATCAGTCAAGATGATTATGATGCTGGTAAAGCCGGTTACATCCTGTGCCGCGTGAACTACCTGCGTCCTGCCGCTGCCGTGTCTTGGAATGATATCCAGGGCTTCGTTGATTTCGCCTCCCAGGTGGGTGGTACTGATAGCTGATCTAGAGCTACGGATAAATGAGCGGGTCTTCGGGCCCGCTTTTTTTATGGGATTGAGTTTGTTAAGCTAAGCGGAGACTGAAAAACTGCATTTATGCTGTATCAATACAAGCTGACTGGCGGTCTGGTTGAAGTCGTTTCAAAACATGGTGACGGCATTCTGATGTGTGTAGATGCACAGGATGAAGTCATTTATGTCGAAGAATCGAACCTAGAGCCACACCTAGAAGCGACCAATGAGAAAATCCGAACAGAGGAGCGTTTGACGGCTCAACTTGAGTCGGAAGGTGTTAAACCAGCCAAGCCGACTACCCGTGAAACATTTCCTGTTGATGTACGCATTAACATCAATACAGCTAGCGCCAGGCAGATCGCTGATGCGCTCCCTGGTGTCGGCCTGAAGACTGCCCGCGACATCAAAGATCTACAGACTTCGATGCCTGGCGAAAAATTCCAACGCCTTGATCAACTTAAGAGCATCAAACGAGTTGATTGGGATGAGATTTTTAAGGAGAATTTAGTTCGCGTCGAATGATAATTTGCGCGTGCTACTGTGTTATTGGGTGTAACTAGATGTTCTACACCTAATAACGCATTTCTTCTGAGTAATGCAACTCGACACCTTTCTCAAATCAAAAGTCCGCTGGCACCTGGGGTATAACCTGACTTCTGTCCCCGCTGGTGATCAAGCGCGACTTGAGGAAGCTGTCAACAATATCCAAGATTCGTTCTGGTATTCAAAGATTGTCGAACAGATCGGTCGGTGCGATGAGGCTGAAAAACGCACTGACATGACTGGCAGCGTGAATAATAATACCGTCCCTCGTAATCGTATTGAGAGCATTGCTGGCGACGTTGATCGTACGATTGCAACTTCTGATTTTTCAGACACGCTGAAAACCTGGACGGCAATTTATTTATACGAGACGGATCGACTAGCCCTCCATCTTTATGTTCCGAATTACCGAAACCCCGAGCAAGCTCGGTACAGGTTCAATCGGGAAGGTGCTGAGTTTATCCAAGCCCTTCCTGGTCCTGCCGACGTTGCTGTGGGCACTAGGCTCATGTTTGCAACCGATTTCCGTT